AGTATATTACCTTTAAGATATCCATGGAACTCATCACTAGTCATGCAATCACTAATTACATCTATAGTTTCTTTCTTACCATGTAAGTAATGCGATGGTGCGTTAACGTTATCTTTATCACGTTCCCACAAAGGCATCTTTTTATTTTCTTCCATACTTTCTCCTAATTGTATTATACTCTATCATTTCTAAATCATACTCACCTTTAGATACATTACGTTTAACTACAAGTCCACTCCACCACATTTGCTGTGTAGCTTTAGCATAATTTTCTTTATGATGCAAGTAACATCCTGCAGATAATCCCATAAGTTTTCTACCAGAAGGTAATGCACACATAGCATAATCAAATGTATGTATATGGCCTACAGTAGAAGATACTTTATTTTTTAAGAGAAGAGAACGAGCAACATTGTCACCGCTAATAGGCTTACCCATGACACCAGTAGGATAATTGTGGCAGTAATATATACCATCAACATTGACAGGCTGTTGGTATGGATAAACTTCCCAACCAAATTTTTCAAATTTAAAATCGTCTGTACTAATTGTACCTTCAAGTTCTGGTATGTCATCTACTGTTCTATCTATCCTATCTTCATGATTTCCAAGTAGCATGATTTTTCTTGGCCGTCTTCCGTTAAGACCTTTGTTAAATTTTTCTAATGCATCATGAGCATGGTCTATATCTTTTTTATATCTCCTACCTTCAAATTGTTTTTTACCTTTATCATAACTTGATAGAGAATCCATACTTGCAAAGTCTCCCATGCATACTATGGTGTTAGGTTTTAAATCTGCTGCAAGTTTACCTGCCCATAAAAACCTATCATTGCTTGCTTTAGGTGTGCAATGAGGATCACCTATAACTAAATGTGTTGCCACTAGTTTAACTCCTTATCACGTTTCTGTTTTAAAAATTCAAGAAAGTCAATAACATTAGAATCATCGTCAAACTCTGCAACAGAACTAATTGACATGTCTTTCTGATTGTTGTTTTTATCGTCAGCAAATCCTCTTAGTCCCCATAGAAACGTAGAATGAGGGTCAGTGGTTGCCATTTTTATCATACCCCTAGCTATTGTAGAGCATAATTCGTATTCTTCTGTAGTCATTTTGGATTTACTATCCATTATAATACCACAGGTAAATCCTTTTTGCCACGGTGTTACAATTACTTTTACAGAATTAATTAAAGTAAAATCATTTAATTTTTTATCTTTTTTCATTCCAATACCTATCGTAATTATCGCTATTGTAATCTAAAACTTTATGTTCAAATCCTCTTTTCATACTTTTTCTACCAAATTCGTCTGCATCTTTTTCTTTGTCAAAGATATTATTAGTAAATAATTTATAATCATTATCTTTTTTATTTTTAAATACTATAAAATATAAATGCATATTATAAATATTTAAAGAGATAATGGTGAACAGACCCCTCAAACTATCCACCATTAAACTCTTCGGTTTCCTCCTTAGGATTTGTAACAGAAGTGTACCAAACCCATTTAGGATTCTTACCTTTAGATTGCTGTTGTGGTAACAACTGCAATTTATCTCTTCCCCAACAAGGAAGTTTGTATGGGCAATAAGAACACACAAAGCCCAAAACTCTATTACCAGTAGGTTTACTTCTAAAAGTTTCTGCCACATCATCATAGCATCTTTTAAAAGGTTTATCCTCTTTTAATGATTTAAAATTATCTTCAGCAGATTTAATAGCTTTCTTTTTATACTCATCAACTGCTGCTGGTGTTTCACAAACTACCCACTCACCTGTAGATTTATTAATAGCTATCCAACCACCGAAGTCTTTACCTTGGCTTTCTCCATATAAAAATCCTTGTGATGCATATCCAAAGGAATCCTCTCTGATAACTTCATTAAATCCTCCAGCCTCTCCAAATTTTTTTTCAAAGGAATATGGTGACGCACTTTTAATATCCCATATCTTTCCATCAATTTCAACATCTTGTCTACCTTCAATACTGTCTCCATTAAAGTTATACTTAACTTTTTTTTGTTCATTAGTTACTTCTATGCCAGAAGATTTCATAACAAATATAGCTAATGCCTCTATGATATCTCCAAAAGTATTTCTCATCTTTACATTGTATGGTTGGCCTTCACCCTTAATACCTTTAGCTTCCATCTGTAATTGACATAAAGGCCTACCTGCATTTGACATTCTAACTTCAAACTTATCTCTTCTAACTTCTTCAAACTGTTTAAGTAAGGCGTTTTTACACGCCTCACCAAACTCTTGCACTAGCTGTTTGTCTAGCTGTACAGGATTTTTAGATACGTTATCTAGATACTTTTGAACTTTTAGAAGTATAGTATTCATTAAGATGCCAAGACTTTTTCTGGTGAATCATCCATATCTTCTACAATCTCTGCATCTATGCTATCAGTATTACTTTTAGCACCATTGGTTTTTGCTAGATTGTAAGCATCAACTACTTCTTTGTTTTCTACATCAATTGAATCTTGGAATATTTTTAGTGTATCCATATCATCATCAGATAATTGTAAATTAGCATCTGCATTTACAGTTATATCTGGTGTATAATAAACATTGCCACCCTTTTTTTGTCTCTTTGTATTTAAAGAAAAGGTACAATTAAACATAAGTTTTTTTCTTTTATTTAGTTGATCTAAAGCAGAACTAACTGGTGAAAATGCTGTGCCAGTGACTCTATAAAGAACTGGTAAATTTTCTATCGCTATTGCATCACCCTGTGAAGTAACGCCCTTATCAAAACTAAGTAGACCATATACTAATTTATAACATCTAATTGTTCTTTGTTCCTCTAGTTGTTCTGGTGTAAGATTTGCTCTTTCTTTAAATGGTATCTTACCACACTTAGTACCACCTAAAATATCTATAGCTTCTTCTCTCCAACTTTTAAAAATTATAGATCTATTTATGTATTCACCCTTAACAGCATCATAGTGCATGTATTGCATCGCACTTATAAATGGTCTAAAGGTTACAGGCTTTGAATAAACATTCTGGCCAGATTTAGAATCGTATGTATAAAAATGACCTACAGGTAATTGATTACCATCATCATCTTCTGGGCTACGATTAATTGCTAATCTAGGTATATTAGTTCCTAGAGTAGACCCATCATCCTGTCCTATGGCTTGCATTATTTGCTCATTAGACATTCCTTTTACTATTATATTATTATCAGACATTTGTCCTCCTTATATTAACGTTTATGTATATCACATTTAAATTAAAAAACAAGTTACTATTTTGACACATCTATTTTTTTCTAAAAAAATGATATATAATATCATCTATTAAACGTATCCCCATTCCTACTAAACATATTATAAAAAATATTTCTAACATATTCTTGTATCTCCATTTATTACTTTAACATCTAAATCATCAGCATTAGCAAAGTATGTCCACTCTGATAAAAACTCATGCCTCTCGTTTATATATAATGTTGTCGGCTCCACCATGCATTGGTCCTTTAGCTGAGTATACTCTAAGAAAGCTGAATACTCTTCATCAGAATAGTCATCCAAGGTATCTAATGCATCTATGTCCTTACTCATTTTATGTCCTCCATTTGTAACCAATTAGTACCTATTTTTGTTTCGGTATCTAATGGTACATTAAAGTTAATTTTGTAATACTTTTTGAGGGATGGTATTACATCTGATGTGCCCTGTTTAAATATTTTACTCATCACATCTTCTTCTCCAGGATAAACATCAGCCACAATAGAATCGTGAACTGTATTTACAAGTAAACTTTTTACCTTTTGTTCTTGCATAAGTTTATATATATTTATACATGCAAGTGGTACAATATCTGCTGTTGCAAAACCTTGTACAGGATAATTTTTTATTTGTGTTCCGTATGTAGATCCACCCCAAGGTGTTCTCTCTGCATATGGGAAAGCATATTCTCTACCTGTTGGTAGTTTAATTCTTTTATATCGTATGGCCTCACTCTGTAATTTTTCATGCCATGTTTTTATATCTTTGTACTTTTCTAAAAATTTAGTGTAATATCTTTTCTCATCTTCTGTACCAGTTACACCACCATACAAAGGTTTAAATGTATGTGCTTTTGCATCTTGTCTTGATACACCTATAATATCTGCAGTATATTGGTGTACATCTATTTTATTTTTTATATCTTCCATACCTTGTTTATCTTGTGCAAGGTATACTGCAGTTCTAAATTCTAATTGTGAAAAGTCTATCTCTATTATTTTACCACCATCAAATCTAGATGTTACTACTTTACGAATAGGAAATGTTCTACCCCTTGGTTGGTTTTGAAAGTTAGGATCACGACTTGATAACCTACCAGTTGCAGTTATGGCCTGCATAAACTTAGGATGTAAAAAACCTTTTTCGTTTGTAAAATTTTTTAATCCTTCAACAAATGTATTTAAATATGTATCAACTGCATTGTGTCTTACGATTGCATCTATAAATTCTTTAAACTCACCCTCTGCTTCTGATGCTATTTTACTTAATGTAATTCTATCTGTTCTAAATCCAGATTCTGCAATATCATACACACTCCTAGGTCTTTGTCTAAACCCTGCAATCTTTGCCATAGGTGTATAAATATAACCATCACCATCACAATCTGGACACTTGGTATAATTTTTAAATGGACTACCATCTTTTTTAATTTTTTTAATAACGCCTTTACCTTTACATGTTAAGCATTGTTGTGCAACAGTTCTATGTATCAAATCTGTGTTATCTGATACTAAATTTCTAAATTGCTGTCTAGAATAATTAGGTCTTCTTTTATTTTTACCTGTGTTTTTATCTATACCAACATTAAATATTTTAGCCCATTGTTTTTTATCTTTAGGTTTCATAGAATATATTAACCAAGATAATTGCTCTGGACTAGATAAATTAATTTTGGTATCACCCATTTGTTTATATACTATCTTATCTATTTTTTGTTTTAAGTATGCAAACTCTGCCCTAAATTCTTTTTCTACTCTATCTAATTCTTTTAAGTCTACATTGATACCATTACGTTCCATATCAGATAGTACAACTAAAAATTCATTCATCATCTTTACTGTCATAAGCAAACCTTTATTCTTTTCTAGTTTAAGATCAGCCATTTGAGAATCAAATAATCTTCTAGTTATCTGTACATCTATCTTACCATATTCTTCTACAATATCCTTTGGTATGTTTTCAAATGATACGCCTCTGTCCATCCATTCTTTTACACTGCTATCTTTGGAACCTATCTTTCTTCTACGGCAACACATCTCAAGTGTTAAACTTTTTCTAATACCCCTGTTTAAAATATATTCACCAAGCATAGTATCATAAACTCTGCCATTGTATTTGAATCCTGCTTCAAGTAACCACATCAAATCAAATTTTATATTATGGCCTACAAGTAAAGTTGTTTTATTTAAAGTATCTTGTATCTTAACAGCACAACCTCTATCTATTCTTTCACTATGGTTTGTAAAATAATATTCATCGTTAATACCCACACTAACTAATATATTATCTGGATGAAAAGGTGATGGGTCATACCCACCATTCTCATTTTTTTGCCACGATGTTTCTACGTCTACTGTTGTTATCATACTTCGTACCTACTTATTTCCCTTCTAATGGTACAC